ACTTAATGCAGTAGTTATATCAAACGTATTTAAAATATCATCATAATTTATAAGCCCATCCAACACAGTACCCTCAACACCGGGAAGATACTCATAAAAAGTATAAAACTTAGATAGATCAGACGAAGTAAAAGAAGTTGGTAGCACTAACGGCCAGCCCCAATCTGTTTGATAATCTCCTAACTCATATTGGGTTGCACTTACTGCACATATTGGCTGGTAGGTATTTAATAAGGAATAGTTATTGCTAAACTTCTCTAAAGCTACGATATCTGTTCCAGCAGTAACTGTGTATGTATAGGTATCAATCTCACTACCTAAATTCTTACCGTATGTTTCTCTTGTAGTTGTTCCTTTATCGTTAAAGTTTTCCTTAAACTTGTTTTCTGTACCTTTAAATTGATTATAATCTGTAGAAAATAAACTCATTAACCTTACTATTTCGGGAGGAAAGTTAAAAAGAGATTCATCATAAACATTAGCTGTTTCATTTAGTAAATCGCTAATACTAATGAGACTGTTTAAATTACAAGTATCTATATTTGTTTTATTATTAATAAAACTAAAGATTTTTTCATTAAGGGTCTTACCGAGAGAAGAGCTGTTAGAGCTTAAATTACCAAAAATAGACCCTATAAAATCATCAAAGAGTATATCTTTATCTAATAAAATTTCCTGGAATCTTAAACTTTTAAATATTTCAGTATAATCGACGTCTTCATTATTCTTTGCAAAATAATAATAATCTTTAGGGTAAATACTAAAACTAACACTTCTACCAGCTAACAGAAACGTCTCTGTTGAGTTTGTAAACTCTGCACTAACTACCAATGTATAAGTGTCGACTTCGGAAAGTCCATCATCATAGGTTAAATTACCATAATACCAGTAATCAGTATTTATACCGGAAATAGAACTATTTAGACTAGATATACTATAGTAAGATGTATTTACTTCTTGGTTATTACTATCATATAATTTACCTGTAATACTACCAGTTAACGTTAACCCCTTAACAGTATAATTAGATATACTAGTTGGCTTAACAAAAAACGGTATAGGAGCCTTTTTAAATTGTACTGGACTAATATTAAAAATTTGAGCTTCGTCGTCACCCTCCTCAGTTAACCCATTATCGTTTATGGTTAAAGCACTTAAATTTGCAGATAGTGAAGTAGATCCAATGTTCGCTGTTAAAGATATAGATAAATTATTATTATAATTATTTAGCGAATAGTCTAGATTACTATTCTTACTAAAAATTTTATTCCTATCCTTAAATAAGTTAATAATTACTCTATCACTTGTAGGTTGATCAGATAAAAAGTAGTAAGATTCACGACCTGAAGTACCTACGAATACGCTACCTGTATCTGTACTTTTAGCATCTACTATCTCATTTCCAGATAACCGTACATATACATTTGAACTACTAACACTTATATAAGGTATTTCGTTATATTCAAATGCTGATAAATTTTCAATATAAGACTTTTCAAAGAAGGAGTAATATTTTTTAAGATGGTTAAACTTATAAGGATCGAGATCAAAATAATTAGGTATAGTAACTCCTGAAACTGTATAAAATATATTGTTACTATTTTGATAGTATGGAGCTTTATTAGTTATAGTGATAGGTTTTGAAAATTCACCTGCAGATAACGATAGAATATTATCTTCTATATCTACTGTAAAGGTGTTTTCAATGTAATCATAAATATTAACATCAGTAGAATAGGAAGCTAAAACTGCATTATTTTCACAATCATTAACCACCATTCTAACTTTATATTTTCCCGGAAGGTCGTAAACATGTTGCGCTGTTAGACCTGTACCAATTGTACCATCGCCAAAGTCAAATATTGCTTCTAATTTATTAATATCAGAATAAAACTCAGTAGAAGGTAAATCTGCTTTAAAAGTTAAAGGAGTAATATCTAGATTAAAAGAAGAAAGCACACTTTCATTTTTATAATCCTGTACTTCAAATAGTGCATAAGTTGTATTTATATTACTCATCAATTACTACAATTTTACTAGATAAAGAATTAGGATTAATAAAGTATGGAAACTTAAAATATGGCAAAGATGTATTCTGATTTATTAGCTCTATATCAGCTGAAGGGTAAAGAGGGTTATATGATATTAAAGAAAGACCTTTAAAGGAAACATTTTCCTTATTATTTCTAGTCTCTATCCTCTTAATACCTTCTATGCTTAATATAGTTGATGTTAAAGCGTTTAACTCTAACTTTTGACCAAGCGTATTTGCTACCGGATCAAAGAAATTTATTATAGCAGCGCTTACCTGAGACTTAAGTCTCTCACTGTTTATTTTATTTCTTGACTCTCTAACTATTATTAAAGATGTATCTTGACTAATCTCAGGAACTAAATCAGTCTGATTAGATATAGCTAAATCAAATGCCATATAAATTGGATCCCTAGGCACCACTTCCTGTGAAAGGCTCTTTTTAGTGTTAGCAGTATCAATAATAAGATTTTTGAGTGAGTTACTTAAAAACTCAGGGTAGCCTCCATCATTAGTTATTGAGAATCTTGGTACTGTAAATATATTAACGTTATTAAAATCACAACTATCAGCAAAATTAATTTGATTTATAAGTACTCTATTTGACTTATCTGGATCAACGCAAATATTATAAAAGTATTGAATATATTCATTTATAAATGATTGGTTATTTACTACTCTAGAATTAATAATTATATTATTAAAACTTTTTTCCATAAATGACTCGTAATCTTGTGTAGAAACTAACCTTAGTTGGGAGTTAAACACCCTTGGAGCATTCTCTCTTATTTGTTCAACAGTCTCTTCTTCAACTACCGGTGAAGAATTATTAGGATTGTTAAATGTGAGTAACGAGCTATTAGTTGATGTAACAAAAGTAGTAGAATCTTTATTAGTATATGTATCGTTGAAAATTTGTCTTTGACGTGAGCTATCATAAGCAAATAACTTATCACCGTTTATTGCGTTTTTACTTATAATACCTCGTTGATTATCAGATAGAATATAATTTACAGATACTATACTACCTTGTGATAAAATTTTACCGGATATACCGTCACCAAATTTTATAACAAAGTGACCATTTTCATTAAGTCTCTTTTCAAAGACCCTTTCATTTTTATCTGCAATATACAGACTATCAACTTCCTTATACTCATAATATAAGCCCGATTCAACTTCTTTAACATATACACTAATAGTATTATCAGCTATGAATCTGCTATCGTTATTATCTAATATATTATCTACAACAATATTTAAAGTCTCGTATTCACTTCCCTGAGCAGTATAATCAGGATATTCACCTACTGTACCCTGATATAAAATAACATTTTGATTCAAAACGTCTAAACTCTGCTCTTTAGCTTCTGATATAGTAAAGCTGTAATCATCGTTAGTAGTATATTGTATATTGTCTACTAAAAAGTATGAATACTTCTTAATTGTATAATTACCAGTTGTTAGGCCAGCTGCAGCAGTCGCGTTGATTGAAGCTAGAGAAGTCTGTTTACCTGACGGTTTATAGCCAATAGTCTTGACTATTTTATTCATATTTTCGTATAATGTCGCTTGATCAAAAGAAACTTCAGAAGCAGTATTATTAAGGTAGAATAATAATACGTGGTATGAGTACGCTACTATATCTATAACAGCGGCTAAATTACTACCATCAAAATTTTGATCTGTAAACTTTTCATTTTCATTTAATCGGTTTACAATAAAATCTTTTAAACTAACTGCATCAAAAGCAGCGTAAGCATCTTGCGGTAAATTAAAATCTAGAAAATCGTTATTTTTATCAGCCATAATTTTTTAAATGAAGTTATATCCATTACTATTTAATACCGATCTAAGTGAAAGACCGTATACATTTAGTGATGGAACGTTTATTTGTAGTTGAATATTGTATTGTTGCTCATCTTCTAAACCCTGAACTTCAACTTTTTCTATCTCGATTCTTGGTTCAAATTTAGGTAGATTATCCTCTATATCTTCTTTTATATCTTCTTCTGTAAACTCATCTACAGGCTCAAATATATATCTTCTTAAATCAATACCAAATTCCGGACTTAATATCTTTTCACCTGGTGATGTTAAAAGAGCATTAGCAATACTATTTTTAATAGCCTCT